CCGTCCGGGCGACGAAAAGCACGACGACGAGCCGGGCTAATGTCCTCGCCGCATAAGGGCGACAACCTGGCTAAGTTCATGGGCCGCTTCATGGACGGCGAGGAGTCGACCGTTGGCAAGTACAAGCGCCGCAAGAAGCGCCGCCACGAGGATGAGGCCGAAGACAAGGCGCTCATCCGGCGCGAAGTGAAAACCTCAGCTCTCAAGCATCCATGATCCTCTCGCCCCCGAAGCCGCAGATCCGACAAGAAGGTCTCGACATGCGCGATGGGCGTGTCGAGTGGGTGGACGAGAACATCAAGCCGCTGGGCGATCGGATGATCGTCCGACCGCTCAAGGTCGAGCTGTCGACCACCATCGAGGCCCATTGGCGCGGNCGCACCCTACGCGGTGAGGTTGTCGCCATCGGCCCGGGCGAGTTCCCCAACCGATACAACAGCGACCGCTCCAAGGTCTGGAAGTCAAAAGTCTTTCGCCCCACCGAAGTCAAGGTAGGCGANATCGTGGAACTCGGCGGCTTGGACATCGGTGGTTACGCGTTCCCGCGGATCATGTACCGCGGCGAAGAACACATCATCGCGTCCGAAAAGGACGTGGCAGGAATCCATGCCAGGCAATACCGCGCAGCAGCTGGTTAGCTATCAATTCAAGCCCGGGCAATCGGGCAACCCCGGCGGCAGGCCCGTCGGCGCGCGACTGAAGGTTACAGGGTCATTCCTGAACCGACTCGCGGACGATTTCGAGCAACACGGCAAGCGGGCGATCGAGGCGGCCCGCGAAGAAGACCCCATGGGTTACGTGAAGATGATTGCATCTTTGCTGCCCAAGCAGGTCGAGCCGGCCAAAGCCTTGGAAGACTTGACCGATGACCAACTCACAGCCGGCATCGAGTTCTTACGAAGCCAGCTTGCTATCCGCGCTGATGAAGGAAGCGGATTTACGCAAGCGCCAATCGAGGCTGAAGTCGTACGGCCCGTACCAAAAGCAACGTGACTTCCATGCCGCCGGAGCCAGTAACCGAGAGCGGTTACTCATGGCTGCTAACCAAGTCGGCAAGACCTGGTCAGCCGGCATGGAAGTGGCCATGCACGCCACAGGACAATATCCCGATTGGTGGCAAGGCCGCCGATGGGATCGAGCAACNACTGGCTGGGTTGCCGGCATCACCGGAGAAAGCACCCGAGACAACGTCCAGCGCATTTTGCTGGGACGCCCGGGGCAATTCGGTACCGGTTCGATACCGAAAACGGCGATTGTTGACTACAGCAACACCCGCGGTATCGCCGACCTAGTCGACACGATCAGCGTTCGCCATGCCACCGGCGACATCTCCACAATCGCACTTAAGTCATACGAGAAAGGTCGCGAGAAATGGCAGGGCGAAACGCTGGACTATGTGTGGTTTGACGAAGAGCCGGACAGCGACATCTACATCGAAGGGCTGACCCGCACCAACGCCACGAACGGCATGGTGTTTATGACGTTTACCCCGCTGTTGGGTATGTCGAACGTCGTGCGTCGGTTCATCATTGAGAAAGTCTTCGGCACGTCCGTCACGACCATGACGATTGACGATGCGAGCCATTACTCGGACGAGCAGAAGGCCGCGATCATTGCGTCCTACCCCGAGTTTGAGCGCGATGCCCGTACGCGAGGCATCCCGGCTATGGGCTCGGGCCGCGTGTTCCCGATCGCCCAGGGCGCGATTCAGTGTGAATCGTTCCCGATTCCGCAGCACTGGCCGCAGATCTGCGGTCTGGACTTCGGTTGGGATCACCCTTCGGCGGCCGTCCGCATGGCATGGGATCGGGATGCCGATTGTTTATACGTCATTGCGACGCACCGAGCGCGTGAGCAGACGCCGGCCATGTTCGCCGCCGCGGTCAAGCCGTGGGGCGATTGGTTGCCCTGGTCGTGGCCGCACGACGGTCTACAGCACGACAAGGGCTCGGGCGAGCAGCTGATGGCGCAGTACCGGGCGCAAGGCTTAAAGATGCTTGGCGTCCGCGCCACCTTCGAGGACGGCACCAACGGCCTAGAAGCCGGCGTGTCCGAGCTGCTCGATCGAATGCAGACCGGTCGCTTCAAGGTGTTTGCACACCTGAGCAACTGGTTCGAAGAATTCAACGTCTATCACCGCAAAGAAGGGCTCATCGTCAAAGAGAACGATGACCTGATGAGCGCCACGCGCTACGCGATGATGATGCGCCGCTTTGCAACGACGAAATCGTTCAAGAAACCACAGGCATTTAATCACCAAATGCCATCACCCACAGGTTGGATGACTTAATGGCGTACGCCTCGGACTCAGCCGCCACCAACGACCAAGATCTGATCGTTGAGTGCCAAGAGCGGTACAAGCTTGCGATGGACAGCGAAAGCGCCAATCGCACCGAGGCGTTGACCGACATCAACTTCGCCAACGGCGATCAATGGCCGGTCGACATACGCCGCGACCGCGACACCGACGGCCGTCCGTGCCTGACGATCAACATCACCGACGCGATGGTGCGCCGGGTGACCAACGCTTTGCGCGAGAACCGCCCCCGGATCAAGTTTCACCCCGTGGGCGACGGCGCCGACGTACAGGCGGCCAAGGTCCGCAACGGGCTCATGCGGCACATTGAGTCGGCCTCGAGCGCCGATTACGCCTACGACTGCGCGGTCGAGAGCGCCGTGCGGGGCGGTTGGGGCTACATCCGCGTCGGCAGCCGCTACGTCGACGAGCGCTCGTTCGATCAGGATCTGACGATCGATCCGATCCGCAACCCGTTCACTGTCTATTTCGACCCGACGAGTTCGATGCCGGACGGCTCGGACGCGTCCTGGGCAATCGTCTCGGACATGATGCGCCGTGACGAGTACCGCGTCCGCTACGGCGACGTCGATCCGCTCGGCTGGCAGTACATGGGCTCGGGTGACTCGGTCGCCGACTGGGCCACCAAGGAGCAGATCCGGGTCGCCGAATACTGGCGCGTCCACCGCAAGATGGACACGCTGCACATGCTCTCGGACGGCAGCACCAAGTTCACCGACGAGCTGCCCGAAGAAGACACCCTCGAAGCGGCCGGCATTGAAATCGTCCGCACCCGCCGGGTGATGCGTAAATTCGTCGAATGGTATTTGCTCTCGGCGACGGCCGTCCTCGACCGCCGCGAATGGCCGGGCAAGTACATCCCCATCGTACCGGTGTACGGCCGCGAGGTGGATCTCAACGGCCGGATCGTCCGCAAGGGCATGATCCGCGACCTGCGCGACCCGGCTCGCATGTACAACTACGGTCAGACCACCATGACCGAGGTGGCCGCGCTCCAGCCGAAGGCGCCCTGGCTGATTGCCGAAGGGCAGATGGAAGGCCACGAAGCGGCGTGGCGCGACGCCAACCGCAAGCCGATCGTCGCGTTACCGTACAAGCCGGTCACTGGTCCGAACGGCGAACTGATGCCGCCGCCGCAACGGCAGTCGGCCATGGCGCCGGCCGAAGGGCTGATGCAGTGGATACAGGGCTCGCAGTCCGACTTTATGGCCGTNGCGGGTATGCCGCACGAGCCGGGTCAGGACTCACCGGGCGAAGTGGTCTCGGGCTTGGCGATCAAGCGCCGGCAGGGCCTGTCGGACATCAGTCACTTTGACTTCGCCGACAACCTGACCCGCTCGCTCAAGCACATCGGTNCGATCGTCAGCGACCTGATTCCGCACTTCTACGACACGCAGCGTATCCAGCGCATCATCGGCGACGATGGCACGCCGGACACCACCACGATCAACGAGAAAGTCCGCGACCCGCTGACCCAAGCGGTGGTGCGGATCAAGAACGACCTCACCGGCGGCTTGTACGACACCGTGGTCGACACCGGCCCGGGCTACCAGACCAAGCGCGAGGAGGCCGCGGAGGCCATGCTCGAGCTCTTGGCGACGCCGCTCGGCGAGATGACGGCCAAGGTAGCGGGTGACGTCGTTGTCCGCTCTCTGGACTTCCCAGACGCCGACACGATCGCTGACCGCATGGCCGCGATGATCCCCGGCGCCCAGATCGACAAGGACTCTGACATCCCGCCGAAGGCGCAGATGATGATTAAGGGTCTACAGCAGCAGTTGCAACAGATGCAGCAGTCGCACATGGCGCTCGAACTGGAACTCAAGACCAAGTCGGGCATCGAGCAGATGCGCCAGCAGGGCGAGACGCAGCGTTTGCAGATGAAGGAACAGGCCGAGACGCAGCGCACCCAGATGGAACTCGGGGTGCGGCGCGAGGACGTGCAGACCAAGGCGCACACCTCAATGTTCGACACGCACGTCAAGTCCATCACCGCGCACGACGTGGCCGAGATCCACGCCGCGACGCAGCTGCTTAACACCCACGCCGAGGCCGAACACAACCGGCGTGCGGCGAAAGAACTCGAAAAGTCCGCAGAAAAAGCGGAACGACGGTCCGAATAGTTAATTCGTCTTGCGTGGTCTGGCAGACCCCGCGAGCGGTGACTCTTTGCCCCGCACTTGGCGGTTTCCAAGGGATCAATACGTGGGTAGACCATGGCTATTACGACTGTGACCAACGCAAACCTTGCGGATTACGCAGCGGAACGCACCAAAAGCGTCAATATTCAGACGAACGAACAGCTCGTCGCAGCGGTCGATAAATCGACTGGTACAGACGCCGAAAAAAGCCCGATTGTCGCCACCGGCAGCGAAACGTCGCCGGATGCGCCACCCGAGCCCCAGGGCGAACCCGATGCCCCCAAGAAAGGCGAGAAGAAGGACGTCCAGACTCGCATCAACGAACTGACTCGAGCTCGTAAAGAGGCCGAAGAATTCGCTGAAGACGAGTACAACGCCAAGCTTCGCGCCGAGCGCAGGATAGGCGAGCTGGAAGCACAGCTTGAATCGTTAAAGTCGATCGAACAGCCCAAGACTGAGGCACTCAAAGAGCCCAATCCGGCTGATTATCAGGACATCGCCTCGTTCGCGAAGGCCTTGACGGACTACAACCGCAAGCTGACCGAACAACAGATCGCTAAAGCCCGTGATGACGAGCGGCAGCGTCTGGCGATGGAACGCCAAAACGAGTTGATGAAGACTCGTGTGGAGCTTGCGAAGTCCGAATTTGAGGACTTCGACGAGGTCATTTCAGCCGCCGACCGGGTGAAAGTGGCCGTTCCAGCGCACGTACAGGCCGCGATATTGGAGTCCGAATACGGCCCGCATATCGCGTACCACTTGGCGAAAAATCCAGACGATCAGAAGCGGATCTTTGCGTTGCCCGCGGCGAAGGCGCTGCTCGAGCTCGGCAAGATCGAAACATCGTTTGAGAAATCGGCTGCGGCGGAAGCGAAAGCGGAAGCCAAGCCCAAAACCACTATTGAAACCACTCGCGCACCCGCGCCCGTTGCTTCAATTCGTGGATCTGAAGCCCCTGTAGCCACGAACTCGAAAGAGGCGTTGAGCTTTCAGGACTACAAACGGCTCCGGATGAACGAATTGAGGCAGCGCCGGCGCTAAAGCGCATAGGAGACTGTCTTGTCTAACAACCTTCTGACTATCAGTCAGATCACGAACGAGGGCCTGATGGTCCTCGAGAACGATCTGTGCTTTGCCGATCACGTTAATCGCCAGTACGCCTCGCAATTCGCCCTGTCGGGCGCCAAGGTCGGTTACACCGTCAACGTCCGCAAGCCGCCCCGTTACATCGGTACGACCGGCCCGGCGTTGAACGTGGAAGACACGAACGAGACCTACATTCCGGTCACGCTCACGACCCAGTTCCACGTCGACGTGCAGTTCACGACGGCCGACCTCGCGACCAGCGTCGACATGTTCAAGGAACGCATCATCAACCCGGCGGTTGCTGCGGTCGCGAACAAGATCGACCGCGACGGCGCGACGTATGCGTACCAGAACATCCCGAACGCGGTCGGTACCCCGGGTACGCCGCCGGCGTCGTTCCTGAGCTTCACGCTCGCGGGCGCGATCCTCGACGGTGAAGCCGCGCCTCGCGATGGCGAGCGCGTGGTCATCCTTGACCCGTTCAGCATGGCGTACGCGCAGGACTCCGTGAAGGGCCTGTTCAACCCGCAATCGGGCGTTGCCGA